TTCTCTAATAAGGGATTATGTACGGAACTTAGAACTTCATGAGGTATCCCGTTAATAGTTATTACGTCGTCCTTTTCGATCTTTAAATCTGGTACGTTCTTGATTGACATAGTTAATTAATTATATTCTCCTGGAGTGTAATCGCCTTGATCATAATCAAATACTCGATCTCCCCTTGTTATGTTTATTTTAATTTCTTTTGCCTCTCCGTCTAATTCTGGAAACGTCAATCTGTTTGGAAGTCCCAGGCCTGACTGAGACAACGATGTAGATTCTGCATTTATTGAATTCCCATCACTATCTAATTGATCAAAATTCACTGTTAATGGAAATCCCCTCAACTCCTCAGAGTATGCGAATGTCAAATCGAATGGATAGTTTCGCCACATCTTAGAAACTTTACCCCATTTATCCATGAAGTCAGGAAGCGGCGGCGGCGGTAATTCGTGAGACCCGTAAATTCCAGATCCTAACTGAGTGAATCCAAATCCTCGCCTTGATCCATTATGAACTAAAGATAAACCTACAAATCCGGTAGGCACAAACTTTGTGAAATCGTAATTTCCTATTACGGATAAATCTACTGGGTTTAAAATCATTACAGTAAAACTCGAAGCATAGTAATAATAAATAACATTATCAACAGAATCAAAAGATACTGACCCCGTAGACCCTGTAAGAGTTACATTTGTGGCCACGTTTGTTGTTAGATCAAATTGAACAACATCGCTTATAGGAACACCCCAAACAAATTTATCTTTTATTCCATCGTTTACAAGCGTGATACCTGTCACAGAGAAAAATAAAAAGTTAGGCGGCAACAATGTAAAAGTAAATGAATCGGTATTAATTAGTGCCATGGCAGCAAACGATAACACATAAAGCGTACCGTTAGGCTCATAATATTCCATGTTTGCCATTCCGTTTACTACGGGGCCTACCTGGATAATAAAAGCGCCAGTAGTGGCATTATAAAATTCAACGTTAAAAGCGTCCGCAATTGCGTACATGTTTTTATCGTTTACATACTCAATCCTATTAGCGCCTAACTGAGCAGGAAAACTCCCTATAATAGTAAACGTTGTTAAGTCTACCCTATGAACAACGCCAGCAACATCCACAACCGCCAACTCGTTTAAGTCCTCGTTATAAGTCATACTTGAGGGAGCGCTTGAAAACGTTAACGTGCTAATTACCATAACAGAAAACGGATCTACCTTCTCAAGTTCAGTGTTGTCTGTAAGGAAATATACAAATCCATCGCCTGGATCAGAAATATCTATATTAGAAGCTGGAGCAACAGGCCCGAAGTTATTAGCTGATAAGTAATCAGGGAACAATTGATACTCTTCAAGCATCTGTCCGCCTGGATCCTGTATCTGCGCTACTCCGTTTGTTATCCAGGTTGGATTGGCCTCGTCGCTTTGAAATGCTGATACGGTCACCAAGTCGGATCTCTCTGCAAACTCTACGTAAAAACCGAAGCCGATATTTTCGTCTGGCTCGTTTAGAACATCATAATTAAAATTATTCTCATAACTAGTGAATGCTTTTAAATATGCCCCAATGTCAGCGCAAACTATTCCTGAAGGAGTAGACTGTACTTTTATATTATCGACTATTACATCGTCGGTCAATCTGTTCCTTAATCTTATGTCAAGAAACCAGGCACGCTTGTAATTAAAATAACCTGGGCCTGAATTGCTTGTAAATGGTATGTCTGTTTGTATTTCCGTTGCAGTTATAGCTGTGACTTTTCCTCCCGACGCATAAGTGCCGTCGTCACTTTGAACATAGATAGCGTCTCCTACATTTATAGTAGAAGAAAAATCTGTAGTGACAAATATCTTAACCGTTATGCCTGGGCCACTCACTGAATTTATAAATCCTGAATCTTGACGCTGCCACTTATAGATAACTGGATTGTTAGCCTGAACCCAGCTAAGTAAATTACCGCCCTTGATTGGCTTACGTGGTCGCTCTGTTATGACTACACTCATTTTGGCTGCGTTGTTTTAATGGTTCCGTCGATTTGTGCTTCGAAGTCTTTTGCAATAGCATCTTCTAGGATATCGTTACCCGCAATCGCTAGGCTAGTGTTTACAACCTCTTTGAAGTTTAATCCTTTTTTCTTGCCTTGGAATATCAAAGTCCCTTTCTCAGCAATAGACCTTCCAATCAAGAACGCCAATGAGTTTAAACTTATACCTGAACGTAGTGGCTTGTCTTTTATCCATTCCCTAATAACATTGGGTGGCGGAAACTTACCAGGTCCCCTACCTCGCTCCTGATAGAAAAAAGAAGAATCACCTAATACAGTTATTTTGTCATTCGTTACTATCTGTCTCAGCGAAGCAGCTGATTTACCGGAAGCTCTTAATCCTCTTTCAATCTGTTGCGCCTTTATCTGTTCGATTAGTAAGTTACCGAATTTAGATAGTCTCTGTTTTCTGCTTTCTTCAGCCATTAGCAAATATCCTCCCAGTTATCAGGTGCGCAAAATGTTACAGGGAAAACAACGGGAACGGTTATATTTAATAATACTCCGCTCACGTCATCATCAAGCAAATGCTGAACAGGTAGAACAGATTGGATTGAAACGTTTATGTTATTATTCCTAAAAGGAAGCCGCGCCTCGTCAATTATACGCCCAAATTTTATGGCTTGCATCATCATAAGATGCTGGATCCTTGCCGTATCAATTGCGCGACTGCCTTGTTCGTCAAAATCAAAAAATAAAAAGTTCATAGGTACAGCGCCAACAATGGTGCCAGAGGCTGTTATTTCTGGGGTTATAGGATCCGAAACTTCATACAAAATAAAAGGCGCGTCACTTGGAGACTTTTTTGCAAGCTCTATGTTACCCTCGGCATTTGATCCGTAGATAAGAGTGAAGTCCTGATCCAATAGTGTTGATAATCCTTCTATCTCGTTTATAAATAAACTCACTTATAATTGTTTAAATCCTTATAAATGTTATTAGCATCCTTCATTTTGTTGTATGTCATCATAACTACGCATAGCACAGTTAAAACGATACCCAAAATAAAAGATGCCAAATTGAAATCAATATAAGAAAAAAGTATTATAAGTGAAAATACAAATGATGACAAACTAATTAACGGCGTTATGAATCTGATAAACTTTTTCATTCTAATTCTCTTTAAATCCTAGTTCTTTTAATAATTGCTTTGCGTCCCTTACCGCTGCCTCTATCCCTTTGCTGCTGCTGTTATAGAACTCTACCCAAAATGGTACCAATATGGTAGATACATCTAACAATTTGCTTTTATAAATGATTCGGTCAAGGTCTGGATAACTAGAACATGGCAATCCAAGATGTATTGCTGTGTACTGCTTTAGGTTTATTCCTGCGCTTAAGAACTTCTCGGACATCCCCTCGACCGGGAACTCAAAAGGAAAAACCCCTCCAGTGGCAGCCGCAAAATCTTTGGCGTTCCTTATGTTTTCTTCTACAACTTCGCGCCTCTTATCCTTTAGTCTCTTTAATCGCTCCTTGTCCTTTGGCTCAGGGTTAATGCTTTTTTTGTAGATTAATTCAATTTCTTCGTCAATTTCTTCTATGTGTGACATTGTAGATTTATTTGTTTTTAGTTAGTGCTTCCATCGCCGCCTCATACCTAGACGTAAACTCTGCGGCTTTTTTATCTTTAAGCTGAAGGTGAAAAACGAATTCGTCTTCCAATAGCATAACTTGCTCGTGCGTATAATTATATTTTTCAGCAATACGATCCACAACCAAAAAAGCCCCAAACTTATCGAGGTCGCTATGGTCAGCAACCTCATATGCTTGCGCACGGATTCTTTCGTTTGCCGTTTGTGGGTTTGACTTAAGTAGCTTTGCTCGTCGTTCATTTATCTTTTTTATTTGGTCAAAAAAAAACTAGCAATAGGGTAGCCCTGCAGTATCGGAATGGTGCCGCATATTTCCTCTATTTCTTCGGCTTTGTCCCTGTCGTATGGTTCACCAGTAATTAATGGCTGAAGGTATATAGCAATAACTGACCTTATTTTTTTCATACCTTCCTGGGCTATCTCGACCTCTGCATGTACTCTTTGACCCAATACCTTTTTTTCTATTTTTTTCGGTATCTCAATTGCTTTACCGTCTACTGTTACGTGGCTAGGCATCTGTAGTTTAGAGAAATCAAACTCCTGGTAAAACCAATTTATTCCTTTGAATATATCTCCTTCAAAACCATTATCATCAAGCTGAGATAATTTCTCGTAAGGGATTCCGGATAGTACGGAAAACACAGCAACGGGGTCGGTTGCGTCAATACTATAAAGCTCAACAAATAAGTTGACGTCGACCTCTTCCCAACAGGAAGGGATCTCTATGTTCTTGGTATTTCCTTGATCATCCTTTGCCTTGAATTGGATCATTTAATCTGAATTAAAAAGAACACACAAAAGAACATAAATAAGAACAAGTAAATCATAGTTTACTTAAAATAAAATTCCAAATATTAACCCTACAGTCTGAGCACTCACAAGCGCAGGCTTTTGGGTTTTCTTTTTTATACATGTTTATAGCTGCCTTCCAGTACTTGTTATGCCTATTAAATACCATAAACCTATTCATTTCTGTAAGGCCTTCATAAATCTGTTGTGCTGTCATTTATACGTTCGCCAAATGTTAAACAAAGAAAATCCTAAAAAAAAAACTATTATCATTCCCATACCGCAATATACAAAAGTTTACAATGTAATCTAAAAAATTAAACCAAATTTTGGTTGTAACTCAAACCAACACCTCATCATTAAGGCGTCACTGTAATCAGGGGAACGCCCCAGCAGTTCTTTTACTTTCTCCTTGGGTAAAACAGAAAATTTCCCATCCTTGTCCAAGTCTTTTACTTTTACATATTCCAGTTCTTGACTAAGAAATTCTACACCAGTTTTACTGACATAGAAAATGGCCCTCTGGTTTATTAATTCACTTATCATGAAATAGCATTGACTCTTTACGTTTGAATAATTTCTGGGGTCTCCCTTCGTTTCAATAGCTCTGCTATTCGATATAAATCCCTTGCAGTTTAAAATGTCTTTTACCCCCCCGCCAAGGCCGTCCTCGTCGATTATAGTCTTGGACATAGGGACCCCGTAAGTATTAGCCATGTGTTTTATAGCTTCAGCCACTTCTGTTAAGCTGCTCCTATCAATTACTATAACCTTGATAACACGCCAACCATCCCATAGCATGATAACTGTTTTGTCATTTCCATACCTAGCGATATCTGCCGTAATGTATTTGTTGCCTCCATCTACATGCTCATTAGTAAATAAATCACTTATCGCATCATATTCGATAAGTGCTGCGGGATCGTCATCATACTCCCAATTGCCATATAGAAGTCTTTCTTTTGTGGTTCCCTCTAAACTTTTTAATGATTCTATGTAAGAGGGATCGAGGTGTGGATTATCTCCAGGTAATGCTTGCACAAATTTACGGTAATCTGGTAGGGTTCCGTCCTTGAATGGTTTATAAAATTTTTGGTAAACATACCCTTTGCCTGGGTTGCAAGTCTTTAATCCTTTGGGTATAAGATTATACTTTTTCAAATTGTATCGAACCCTTGACAATACAACATCATGGGCCTTTTGGCTTACCTGTTGCGCCTCATCTATGAAGTAATCTGTTATTTCCAATCCGCCTAAACCGTCAAATTCAGGATCGCTAGGGTATAAAAAAAGATCCTTAAGAACTATCTCCGAACCATTAAAAAACTTTATCTCTCCAGCTTGTTCTCTGTATTCATAAGCATCGCTCGGTATTTTGTGCATCCTAATAACATCAAAAAATGATTTTAAAGTGGTAGATTTTAAAGTCTTAAGGACTGAGCGGCCTATCAGCCCCCTTGTTCCTGGGTACTTTAAACGTTGTTTTATCTGCCAATGGCAGCCAAATAATGTTTTGCCACCTCCAGCTGCTCCTCCATAAACTACCTGGCGAGTAGATTTATCCTCTAAATAATCAATCGCTTGAGTCTGTTTCTTGGTCAGAATCATAGGTCTTTGTCTCTTGAATATTTATGTTAAGCCCCCCCTCGTTTTTAACTTCCTGTTTATCAACCCATCCGAATCGGTTCTTCATGTTCATGTACCAACCTGTATATGAAAACTCTTTAGTCATTAAATTAGTTCTGCCATTGCGTTCCCACCATGCTTTTGATAATTGCCTTCCCATTTTTATGGTTTCCCAAAACTGCTCCTCCTCTTCCATCCATCTATCCCAAAGATTGTTTGAAAACGACTTCCTCCATTTCCAAATCAAAGCCTTTATTTCGACATCCGAAGCGCCTTCAGAATAAAGATCTAATACTTCGTCCTGCCATCCTTCTGGCAAATCAAAATCTACTTTAGGCCTACCTGTTTCCATCCCATTCGGTTGTTAAGGTTCTAATTTCTTCTATCCCCGTTCCTTGATAGTTTTGCTTCAAGTAATCATGCAGGGATATTAGTTCGCTATGTGTTAAGTTATTTGTCATCGTATTGTCAAGATATTTATCTACAATATACTGAAAATCTTTTAGGTTGTCAACCACCTCGACCGCGTACCCCTCAGATATGTATAAGTTTATAACTTCCTTTTGTGCCTTGGCTAACGTGCCTCCTGGTTTCTTCATCTCTATGAATAGTCCTGCTTTATCTATCTCCCCCCAATCATAATTAGGCACAGCCAGAAACAAATCAGGCACTCCCTTAACTATTCCATTCTGTAATCCTCCCTTCTTACCTTCGTTTGGTATATGGAACATCTTACGCCTATGCTTTGGGTACTCATTCCAAAACCAGTTAAAACATTCTTGCTGTATTTGTGCTTCTGTTTGCATTATTCTAAGATTTATATTGTTTTTAGTTTTTGTCCCAATTTTCAAAAGGTAGTAGGTAGTAAGGTAGTAACACGTTTTTTACAACACTTTTAAAAGAGGTAAAAAAGTTTTGAGATTTTCTGAAAATAAAAATTATTTTTTCAAATAAGTTTTACTCGTTTTTATCTTACTACCCTACTACCAAGTAGTAATAAATATAATAATAATAAGATCTTTTTATATTTATTTACTGTATGACTACTTTTAATATGATTTTTCGGGTAGTAACATAGGTAGTAACATATTGTTAAAAAGGTAGTAAGTAGTAGCATATATTAGAATTTAGGCTCTCCATTGCTCAAGTTATCAACATCTTTATTATTGTTAGGCCACCCAACAGCCCAATTTGTCTTTGAAACGATCCACATCTTGCGAGGCTGCCCGTCAATTTTTACTGACTTTCGTTCAAAACCTAGCGATCGAAGCTCTGCGCCAGCCCTATAGGTATTGAGCTTAATATTGCAATTTTCTTGGATGAAATCTATAATAGCCGTGGTACTCATAGTCTCTCGTGCTCCAAGATCCTCCGGTAACTTAAAGAACTCTTGTATCATATCACGCTCTGGATTCTCACTCTCAAAGTCTAGGGAGTTGTCGTTTAGCATCTTTATGTCATCGCC